ACCGGGCTAAATCCATAGACCGAGATAGTTCTACGGTTACGCACCATGTATTGAAGGTCATCTGCCGTGAACTCGCCGTCAGCATTTGGGTCATCATCATTAGCGGTGAACTCGCTACGCGGAAAACCATAAAGTATTTGTTGGAAAGCAACATTCGGCGGAACCGGGCGCATACCGCGGTCATCAAGAAGTGGCTTAATTGTTGAACCGTCAAGAATTTGTAAACCGTATAAGTCGCCGCCTACTGTTTTCTGTGGCCACACAGCCCAAGCGTCAATGACAAGGATTTCCTCAAGCGCTATGTTCAACCAATCGGTAAAGGTATAACCATTTGAGCGGTCAGGGTTTTCCCAAAATGTGCGTAGACGGTCAATGTCTTTTGTGAAGCGTTTACGAGCCTCAGCCATAGCGCGAATATGGTTTTCGCCGGATTCAGCGATAATCTTTTCAGAGGCGTCTTGCCCGAGAGTAATATCAAACTCAAGGCTAAGGGCCTTACTCTTTACAACCTCAATACAACGGCGCAAGATGTCAATTTGGTCTGCGCTTGCTCGTAAAGTCTTGAATGGGATAAAGCGTGTTTCAGTTACATTTATGTTTTGCGCTACTTGATATTCATAACGGCGTGGGTCAGGGCGTCCGTCTTCGCGTACAGGGTTGATAGCGCCGGGAGTAATCGGCATACCCGGACCAAACGGTACGGTCGCGCTAAATGGTGCGCGAGGTAGTGGATTTGTACTGCCGTATGTCTGTTGGGCAACTAAACCCGCTTGACGCATTTCAGATTCTGTCATGGTGACAGAGCCGGCCGGTAAGCGAGGTGCCTTCTCTAACTCACTAGCGACTTTCTTGGCGAAACGGTCTAGTAGACCCATGTGTTTCTCCTTATTAGCCGTGTACGACTACGCGATACTGATTTGATGTTGGCGCGACCGAGAATAACAGAGTAATCGCGGAAGTGGAAGTGTGCTGGACATCGCAAACAACTTCAGCATACGGGCTTGAATTGTCATAGACCGAAACTGTGACATCTTTAGTGCTTAGGCTGTGAGTGATGGTATATGAGGTGTTTGAGCCGTCACCGACATCTGCCGCATACTTTCGTACTGCGATAGCGGTATCAAGAGCAAAGCCCGAAGCGCCTACCGTTAGCCCGCCGCTTGATACCACCACGCCGGAAAAGTCAGAACCTACAAGTTGAACACCGCTTGACGCTGTATATGTGCCAGCACCAGAGAATTGTTGCCATACAACCGGGTCCGTACCTACGACTACGGTAGGAGTGGTCTGTACCCAACCAGTATTGTCATAAGTAGAACCGCCGGTAACGAAAGTGAAGTCACCGCCGCTAATTTCTGTTGTTGTATCAAAATCAAGAGCGCGGGTAAGTACCCAATCAGTTGAAACAGAACCAGTATCACTTACATAATAAATACCGTTTTCTGATTGCGTTGTTTGGTTCTTAACTAGAACGCGGTCATCAACCGATAGTGTTACCCCGTCAATAACAAGAGCCGCTTGGGTGCTGTTGTTTGTAAGAGTCGCACCTACGCCGCTTGTTCCGTTGTCGTAATCAGCACTCAAATTAGCGGTAGTTGCCACAACGGAAGGCGCGTGAATATGTAGACCTTCTGCTACTCCATCTACATAACCTTTAGTAGCCGCGTCAGTTGAAGCGGTTGGCGTTGCGAGGTTTGTTATCTTAAAACTATTTACATTTATGTTCGCAAGAGGAACGGCGAGCGCGGATAGGTTAATTGCGCTGTGTGCCGCATTGTCATGTGTTGGAGTACCGTGTGTATGGTCTGCGCGAGCGATAGAAGTAGAAGTTCCGTTTGCGCTTGAACCACCGAAAGATGTTTCTGCCGTAACTCCACCGAAAGAGGGCATTCCGTGGGCATGGTCTTCACGCGCCGGTGCTGAACCTGTACCAACTGCTCCTGAACCGCCAACAGAAAGAGATGTTGGAGTAGTTCCGGTTAATGACGGTGTGCCGTGTGTGTGGTCTGAACGCGAATATGTAAGAGCAGAACCATTACCACTTGAAGCACCATAACTTGTTTGTGCTGTGACGCTTCCAAAGCCATTTATTTGTGTCCATGCGCTACCGTCATCAAAATACAAAAGTGCTTGGTCTGTTGCGTAGTAAAGGCGGCCATCTGTTCCTGCGGCGGGGCGATTAGCGAATAAGCCATTTAGAATTTCTGATTCGGCTTGTGTGCTTTCCCATGCTGTACCGTTGTAAAAATAAAGTTCGTTGTCGCCGGTGTTGTAATAAATTTGACCGGCGGTAGGTGTTGAAGGCGCTGTGCCGAGATTTTGGATAACGGCATTTTGTAGTTCGTTTTTGTTTAAGTCTACGCTTACAAGAAACTTACGGGCCATGAATTACATACCACCTAACATGAGTGACGGGGCGAAACTAGAGGCTTCAATAGTCACGCTTCCGCCTAATGATACCGAAGTACCGTTCACGGTAATGCTTGAATTAGTGAGGCTAGAGTTTCCGATATTGCTCAAAGTATTGCTTGAACCACTAATGGTCTTGTTTGTGAGTGTTTGTGAAGTATTAAGGTCTACGGTTGTGTTTGTGTCAATGGATAGCGTTACCGTACCGCTACTACCACCACCGCTAAGACCTGTTCCAGCAGTAACACCGTCAATATCACCAACGCCCAATATGTAAGCAAGAGAAGACCAAACAGTAGAGCCATCACCAATTTTGCCCTTTTTAGTATCTGTTTCAAAGCCCCATTCTCCTGCCGCTAATACGGGATTAGCAGAAGTCCATTCTGCCGCCGTTCCGCGCCGAATTTGTATCTGTGTTACTACTGCCATTATGGAGTACCCCCATCAAAAGATTGTGTCGCGGTTGTCGTTGGGCTACCACCGTTGTACGGCGCTATGCTATCAAAAACGCCCCCGTCTAATTCAGTAATCGCCGGTGCTACTGATACCCATGCGCTTCCTGAATACACTTTTAGACCCTCGGTTGTGTTGTAGTACAAATCGCCGGCCCGAAGCGTAGGTGTTGAAATGTCCGTGGCGCTTGCCGGAACATTTGTAGGAGTTAAGGCTAAACGACTCATATTACATAGGCCGTTCCGGTGAAAGCGCTACTAAAAGTTATCACCATTTGGTTGATTGACGGATAAGAAAATGTGCCTTCGCATTGAGTACCAGCGCTGTCAAGAACTACGGCTGTCGGTTGCCCACCTAAATTGTGATTTATAGTCCATACGGCTGAGGCAACGGCTTGGGTGTGAACATAAAAAATCTGTGCTGAGGCGCTTGGGCCTTGTGGGCCGGGTGTTTGAATAGTGACGGTTGGGATATTAGGTACAACAATAATTGCGTCATCTGCCATTAGCGCGTCACCTCAGGAGATACAACCACTTGGCCTTGTACCAAACGGGTAATTACACTTCCGGAATTTATTTCACAATCATAAACATAAACGCCATCATCTATTGCCGCCGTTTGTGCGGCTGTTGCGTGAACTGCGACCTTACCCTCAGAACCAGTAATCGTGATACCGCCGTTTTCTGTTGTAAGGTCTAAGACTTTTGTAGGGCTAGAAGGTAAAGAGCGAATTTGTAAAGCGGCTGTATAACTTGTCAAATTAGCGGGGCTTGTGGCAAGACCTCCTGAAATATATGTTCCAGTTGCGCCATTTGTCACGGTAAAACCCGAAACGCTCGCCGTAGCAATAGTGACATCTTGTAAGTTATATTGACTAGGCAATACTCCGTTGATGGAAACTTTTTGGCCGGCTGTAAATCCATTCGCGGCTGTGAAATTTATTGTCGTACCGTCTGCGATTATGTTCGTGATAGTCGCGGGCTGTGTATAAATAAAGTTAATGAACCAATCCGCACCTTGGTCAATTTCGGTGTTATAGACAACGGCCATTATGCTCCCAAACTCGTGCCACAATGCGGACATAATATCGTGTTTCGCGGTGACGGGCGTTTACAGTTAGAACAGAATACCGCGAGCGCACCCAAACTGATTGACGCAATTGAACCTTCGTTGAGTTCTGTTAGCGCCCATACTAAAGCGTCAAGACGGTCAGGTGACTTAGGAACATCGGGAGTCCAAGTAACCATTTGGTCCTCAAGAGTTGGGAAGGCTCCTACATGGTGTACGCGACCTTGTTCATAGAGAGCAGATATAGGTTCAGCACGAACTCTTTTGCCCCGTGAGGCTGTTACTTTCTTGACCGGCACCGTACCGTCCACAGTTCTAATGAGTTGAGTAATCATGTCACCGCCGTTATTGGCTTCAGCCACTACCCGGTCTGCTTTATGTTCGTGATATTGCTCAACCGCGACCCTAGCCCAAGCGTCAGGACTAGCGCGTAAAGAATTATCGCTCAAAATGTAAAAGTGTTGGTCCGTACCGATACCGGCTACAACTATGCCCGTTTCATCAGATTCCTCGCCGCTTGTAACTGCCGGGTCAATAGCGACAACGACTCGTATCAAATTTGGCACTTTATCTTGCTCTACGCGAGCGTTCTCAATCATGAGCCTATGCCATAACGCACCCTCAACATCATCTAGGAGTTCGCCGTATAACTCTTGACGGCCGATACGGGTGTTGTTGTAGCGGGCTTGTAATTCTATGAGCGCCGCTTCAGATAAGTTGCTCGCATTATCAAAAGTTGAACCGCGTGTAACAGCCACAGAGCCGTCACCACGAGCAATCCAATCTCTAAGTATCCGGATAGGTTTGGGCGTGGTTGTAATGACCGCACGAGGCTTTTCACCGATACGCAACGCCGGGGCGATACCTTCGTTCCATGACTCATACGAATAGCGCCACTTGGCTATCTCGTCTGCCCATACTCCGGATAAGTTGAAACCACGGCCAGCGTCAGGGTCATCTGCGCCGAACATGTGAATCTTTTGACCATCATTGAGAACTATCTGCCACATTGACTTGTTGTATTGGAAGTTCACGCCGTCACGAAGGCCATGGCGCTCCAAGACTCTTAGGACACCACTTGGGCCTTCTACACACATAACGCGAGTATCAGAAAAGGTTTCACCGATTATCGCCCACTCAGTAGGCGCACCGTCAGGAGCCTTAGGGTATTTGAGTACCTGCTCAATAAGCCACTCTGCTCCCGTTCTAGTTTTGCCCCAACCACGACCGGCAAGGATTAACCAAACTGTCCACTTACCGTCAGGCTCTTGTTGTTCAGGACGCCCAATAAACCACCACGGCTTACGGATAAGGTCTGCCCGCTGTTTGTCATCAAGAGCATTTATGTAATTTTCCCATTCATGCTCCGGTTGCCTAGCGAGATACTCTTGAAGGCTAAGGGCCACTATTGCTCCTTAGGTTGCTTTTCCCGAATAATCTCCAAGAGTGCTTGTTTGGTATCAACAGAAACATTTATTGGCCCGCCCTCTGAACCGCTTAGTTCTACCCGCTCATGTCTACCCCACTTACGCGGAAACGCTCTTTCAAGATACCAAGAAGCGGCTCTCCAATCAGGGTCGCTACCGTCACCCATAGCGGCGGCTTGAACTATCTGTACATTTCGCATTTCAGCGACCGCTTTAGCCCGCTCTACGGTGTCAAGAAATTCAAGATATATCTTTTTGGCGTTGGGCTTTTGAGCCTCTGCCAGCCATGAGTAATAAATGGTTCGTGATATACCGACATAAGCACACGCGGTTTCTACATAGTTACCTTGTGCGAGCGCCTTCTCCAGTTTTTCAAGGAGTTCGGGCGTTAATTTAGTCTTTCTGCCCCTGCGACTCATTATTTTTCTCCGGAATCTCTCTCAAAAAGTCAAGTAGTTGGTCTACCCTCACGACATCAAACCCCTCTATGTGGTGGTGATTATCGTTCGCGAAGGCTTGTATCTCCATGATTACCCGTTGCCTTGTAGTTGCCGCGACCATTTTCATAAGCGAGGCATTGAAACTAATATCAGGTGTCATGGATTTATCTTGACACATTTTGACATCTTTTTCCTCTTGAGTGTGCCGAATTGTCACCGAAACGCGTTCATAACGAGTAATAATTGCCTCTAATCCGGCAGATTTGATTATTTTCTCAAACGATTCCTCAGAAACTAAGTTCGCCATTGGACCACTCACTTTCCGGCGTATACAAGTTAGGTTCTACATGAGGTAGCCCATGGAGCCAAGTAAATCGTTGAGGGGTTTCTTTTGGCGCAAACTTAATCCTGTCCCAAGCGCTCAGGAACACTTTGTAATCTCGTGAGTAAGGGGGTTGCCACCCGTTTGCCGTGTAGTCGCACCATTTCTCCCAAGTAGGAATGTCACGGAATCGTATGTGGATAGCCATGTGGCACCCGTAGCAGATACCTACGAAGTTCAAGGGGTTG